TGACGTTGTGTAGTGCCAGTGGCGGTAAGTCCACTGACGAGGGAGTCAGCAATGACTTTAAGTGGGTTCGCACCCGCTCGACTGCTGAAAAGCACGCGAGCGCGTGGGAGGATCTGCTGTCCTCGGGGGCCGAAAAACCCGTAGGCGAGGCTGAGAAGCCAGACCCGGCGGGTGAAGAGAAAGCTGATGTGGGTCGCGAAGACCCTTCTCCAGCGTTCTCGTCGGCTCGATGGAGCCCGAAAACTTGGGCCCTTCCCTTAGGGGAATTTGGAAGTAGGTTGGTTAAGCCAATCTGTGTGTCGCTAGGCATCGAGAATGAGTGCATATTCATCTCGCTGACGGTGCTGCCATTGATCATCATTATGGTGACCAATTTCGGACTCGCCAGCGTCTTGATTGCGCTGCGCGGCGGGTTAATTCCCGTCGTGTGGACAATGCGCGCCTCTGTCTGGTGGTTCACTCTGGCTTTTTCCCCAGTCCGCTGGGTTGTTCAATGGAGTGCGTTCCGTAGGGAATGCAACCGGTTGGCCAAGCAGATAAGGGAACAAGTCAACGTAGACCCGGTCGTTGCAATTGTGAACGGAGAAGTGCGTTATGACATCAAAGGTCCGTATGTGTTTGTGAAAGCTTACAACATGCGAATCGAGGTGGATTTAATGCGCTGGAGTCCCGATGTGACGGTTGGTCCTACTGTGTCGTTAAACGAGTCGTTGATTCCTCACTCCAAGATTGAAGCTGGAGCATTCCCTAAAAGTTTGATCGCTTTTCAGTCTGGAGGTGAGGTTTATGGATTCGGCACGCGTGTGCAATTGAGAGGTCGGGATTGTATCCTGACCGCCTTTCACGTCCTGCAGGCAATTAGAGATTTACCAGATGTAACAGTAACAGCAAATGGTAAATCATTGCCGATGGGTAAAGATTGGCGGTTGTCGTCCGTTTCGACGGATTATGACTGGGCTCTTCTTCGCGTGCCGCCAGCGGTGTTTTCGGTGTTGGCCGTGGGAGTTGCAAAGCTCGCTAAGCCGACGGCGAATCCAGTTCCCGTGTTGGCATATGGATACCTAAATGGTGTTCAGAGTGTGTCGATGGGAATGCATCGCTTGAGTTCCTTCGCTTTTATGACCACGCACGGTTGCTCAACGCTTCCGGGTTGGTCAGGCACTCCGCTTTTCGATCTTCATAAGAGAGTAGTTGGTATTCACCTTCGCCGCTCGCCTACGGGTGAGAGGAATTGGGGAGTTCAACTGCCCTCATTCTTTACCAGCCTTGATGAGTCCCCTGTGGATTCTCGAGCTGCTAATGAAATGGAGTACGATGAGTTGGAGCGCGTGAGCGCTGGGATGTCCAAGATGACGCGCTTTTACGATGAGGAGGACGGGTATACGGAAGTGCGGTCGAAGGGCCGTAACTTTTCCAA